TAAAGGTATAAACGTAGGGCAATAATATGACATGGAATGATAAAAAATGGCGTAGAATGCAATTTCTATTGCAAGAACAAGAACAGCAAGGAGATGAAAAATTGACTCAAATGGTTACTGCAATGACGGATTATGTAATGAACATGCAAACCACTCTAGGTACATTACCAAATTATCTTCCATTGTTAATGAAACCTAATGATCCAGCTAAATCACCTGAACAGAATAATATAGATAGAGATACTATTATAGCTACAATGAAATCTTTAGATGATAATCAAAAATTACTTACTCAAACATACGAATATTTTAACAAATATATAGAATCTAAATACAAATTCAATCCAGGTTCTATGGAAAGTAAACCTGGAGAACGTGTAAAAAAGGTGAATAAGGGAGAATAAAGGTGGATAGATTTAAAAAAACTTTACTATTTATTATCAGCGCGATTGGCACAATTTTAGGTATAATATTAGCAGCTAAAGGAATGAAAAAGCGAAAAATAAACCCTAAAATAGCTAAAAATGATGCTGAGGTTAAACGGTTAGAATCTCAAATTCAGAATGTCAAAGCTGAAAAACTAAAATTAAATAACAAACTAACCGATTTAACTAAAACTGCAGATGGTAGAAGCAAGCAAGTTAAAGACGCTAAAAAGAACGTAAAACAGAACGATCAAACAATAGCAGATTTAGAAGCAGCTCTAGCAGAAGCAGAAAAAAATCTATAGGAGATTAAAAAATGGCAAACACATTTCAAAAAGTAACTTTCTCTAATGCATCACCAAGAGGAGGAGGCAGCAACAGACTAAACTCTATTCCTGCAAAAGCAAAACATTTAAACGATTTAGTAGACTCAATAGAGCAAGGTAGAGGTTCATCATACACTGCTCATGCTAACTGGGGATACGTTAACTGTGCTATAGTTGATAATACAACAGCTTTCGTAAGAAATGCAGATTCAATTGTAACATGGGTTCAACCTGCTAACACACTATTAACTGGAATTTCTATACTTTTCCCTTCAGCAGTATATAGTACTGGAACAGGTAACAGTTTAGGTTTTGAAGTTGGTACATCAGCTGGTGGAGGTGAAATTGTAACAAAAGAAGTTGATCAAATTATTGACGTAGGTACTGATGGTACTGATTTAGCTACAGGAGCTAAAGTTGATTGTACGTTAATAGTTCCTACTGAAGATGGAGTAACTCTAGCAACTAACACTGCTTATACAGCAACAGCTAGAACAATTCACTTGAACACAGTTGAAACTAGTAATGCAGCAGCTATTGTAACTGCAGGTACTGCAAGATGGATTATTAAATATTTGCGAACTGCATAATAATTGGTAACAATTAAAATTATAATACTCCCGGACTAGTTCCGGGAGTTTTATTAAAACGAGGTTATATATGAAAAACACATTTACAATAATATTTCTATTATTTACTTTCTTAAGCTATTCTCAAACAAAAGATTACAAGCCAGCTTATGAACTTACAAAAAAACTTAATACTGAATACAAATTAAAAATTACTTCTCTAGATTCAGTTATATCTAAACAAGATCTGTATATTAATGATTTAAAAAACGTTATATCAGTTAATAAGCAGCTTACATCTCAAGATTCATTACATATAAGTCTACTAGTTCAGCAAAAAGACTTTCTTAATAAGAATATAAACCTATATAAGAAAGAACTAGACCGACGGGACAAATTCTGGAATAAACCAGCATTTGGTATCATACTCGGAGTTGCTGGTACTGTTGGACTTATACATGTAATAGATTATACTCTACCCTAGTTTATTTGCTTATATAATATATTTTTCGTATATTTATTAATATAAGTGGACGATTATCTATGGCTAAATCATTAAAGGATGTAATAAAATTAGAATTTTCGAAGTGTGCAAAAGATCCTGTACATTTTATGAGAAAGTATTGTTATATTCAACATCCACATAAAGGTAAAATTAAATTTAATTTATACCCATTTCAAGAAAGCACTTTAACTGAACTACGTGATCATGATTATAACGTAATCCTTAAGTCAAGACAGCTCGGCATATCAACACTATCAGCTGGCTACTCTTTGTGGTTAATGTTATTTCACAATGACAAAAATATTCTGGTTATTGCAACAAAGCAAGAGGTGGCTAAAAACTTAGTTACTAAAGTTAGGGTAATGCATGATGGTTTACCTGGTTGGTTAAAAGGTAACTGTGTTGAAGATAATAAATTATCATTACGTTTTTCAAATGGTTCTCAAGTCAAAGCAGTTTCTAGTTCCGGAGACGCTGGTAGATCGGAAGCATTATCACTACTAATAATAGATGAAGCAGCATTCGTAGACAGTATCGATGAAATATGGGCTTCATCTCAACAAACTCTAGCAACAGGAGGTGGTGCAATTGTTCTATCAACACCTAATGGTACAGGTAACTTTTTTCATAAAACTTGGGTAGGTGCAGAAGCTGGTACTAACGGGTTTAATCCAATAAAACTACACTGGACATTACATCCTGATCGAGAACAAGATTGGCGTGCAAAACAAGATCAGTTACTTGGTGAAAAAATGGCAGCTCAAGAATGTGATTGTGACTTTATTACTTCTGGTTATACAGTAGTAGATGGTACAACACTTCAATGGTATCTAGAACAGCAAGTACAGGAACCTATAGAAAAGCGAGGATTCGATGGTAATTATTGGTTATGGGAATATCCAGATTATTCAAAAGATTATATGATAGCAGCCGATGTTGCTCGTGGTGATTCTAGTGACTATAGTACATTCCATGTTATAGATGTGGAAACTTTGACTCAAGTAGCAGAATACAAAGGTCAATTACCAACTAAAGATTTTGGGAATATGTTAGTAAATACAGCTACTGAATGGAATAATGCATTGCTAGTAATTGAGAATGCGAATGTTGGATGGGCAGCTATACAGCCAGCAGTTGATAGAGATTATCCAAACTTATTTTATTCATCAGCAGACTTATCAGTAGTAGATACCGGTCAACAATTAAAAAAGCGTTATGACCTGAAAACTAAAGATAAGATGGTTCCAGGATTTACGACTACTTCGAAGACGAGACCACTAATTATATCAAAGCTAGATACCTATTTCCGGGAAAAGGCATGTACAGTTCGATCAAAAAGATTGATTGATGAATTATTTGTTTTTGTTTGGAAAGGCAGTAAAGCACAAGCACAAGGTGGATATAATGATGACCTTGTAATGGCTTATAGTATTGGTATGTGGGTTAGAGATACAGCACTTATGTTACGTCAAAAAGGTATGGATTTAACTAAAAGTGCATTAAATAATATATCAGTGAATCGAGGACCAGGTGTTTACACTAACAATACACCTAGCAATAATCCATGGGTTCAATCAGGACCAAAAGGTGATGAAGATCTTACTTGGTTAATAAAATAAAGGTTATTAAAGAGGAATAAATATGGCAGATAAAACAATATTTTCTAGATTACGAAAATTATTTTCGAGCAACGTAGTTGTAAGAAATGTTGGTGGCAAAAGATTAAAAGTTCGTGATACATCTAGACTGCAATCAGTTGGTAATTCAGTTACTATGGGAGTAGATAGGTTTCAAAAAATGCGTAAATCAAATGTAAATTTTGGCTACGGTACTCCACAGATGCAAAACTTTTCATACAATAAAAATGAATTATATACTGATTATGAATCGATGGATACAGATGCTATAATCTCTTCAGCTTTGGATATATATGCTGATGAATCAACTATGAAAAATGAGTTTGACCAAGTATTAACTATCCAATGTCAAAATGAAAATGTACAAAAAATACTTCACAATTTATTTTATGATATTTGTAATATAGAATTTAATTTATGGCCTTGGCTCCGTAATATGTGCAAATACGGTGATGCTTTTTTAAAATTAGATATAGCAGAAGGATACGGTGTAGTCAATGTAGTACCTCTTTCTTCTTATGAAATGTCACGTGAAGAAGGAATAGATCCTCAAGATCCATATAAGGTGATTTTCAAACAAGACGGTGCAGGTGGTAATTTAGAATATCAAAATTTTGAAATAGCTCATTTTAGATTATTATCAGACGCAAACTTCTTACCATATGGTAAATCAATGGTAGAACCAGCAAGGAAGACATGGAAGCAGTTAACTATGATGGAAGATGCAATGATGATTCATAGAATTATGCGAGCTCCAGAAAAACGAATCTTTAAAATAGATGTTGGTAATATTCCACCTAATGAAGTGGATCAATATATGCAAGCGATTATCGATAAGATGAAAAAGGTTCCATATGTAGATCAAACTACAGGTGAATATAATCTTAAATTTAATATGCAAAATATGATGGAAGATTTCTATCTACCAACGAGAGGTGGAGAATCCGGTACAGGTATAGAATCTGTATCAGGACTAGATTTTAATGCAATCGATGATATTGAGTATTTAAGAAACAAAATGATGTCAGCCTTAAGAGTACCTAAAGCATTTTTAGGATATGATGAACAAGTAGAAGGTAAAGCAACATTAGCAGCAGAAGATATTAGATTTGCAAGAACTATAGAACGATTACAGCGAATAGCAGTTTCAGAATTAACTAAAATAGCTATTGTTCATTTATATACTCAAGGATTCAAAGATGCAGATCTAGTTGATTTTGAATTATCATTAACAACACCATCTACAGTTTATGAACAAGAGAAGATAGCAATATGGCAAGAAAAGATACGACTTGCAACTGATATTCAATCATCAAAACTATTATCAGATGAGTGGATATATGAAAACATAATGAACATGGGTGACTCAGCTTGGCAAGCAGAGCGTGAAAATGTGATAGCAGATATTAAATTAAAATTCCGTCAATCACAAATCGAGCAGGAAGGTAATGATCCAACTAAAACATTACGTTCATTTGGTACACCACATGATTTAGCAACTGCAGGTCAGCAATCATATGATGAACCTTCAGATAACCCTGTTGGAAGGCCAGATATAGGTATGAAATATAAATCTACTGAACACCCAGGAGGTCAAGATCCTATAGGTGATAAGGATCTACATAAAACATATGATATACAAAAGGAACCAATAAAGCATAATTTTAGAGGTAATAGTCCTTTAGCAAGAGAAAATAAACAGGAAAAGTATAAAAATGTAATTAAATCTCTTAAATCTAAAGTAAAAACGAAAGGTGTATTAAAAGAAACTCTTAAAGAAGAAAAGAAACAGTATAACGATAAAGGTAGTATATTGGATGAAGATAATATTATTGATGGTAATATATAATCTTTTTGCAAAACACCATATTTATATACGATGAAAACTATGTCAAATAGGGTAAATATATGAGCACAGTAAAGCACTCCAAAATAAAAAATACAGGAATTCTGTTCGAATTACTTGTACGTCAGGTAGCGTCAGATACCCTATCTGCACATGACTCTGAAGCAGTTAGAATTATCAAAGAATATTTTTCTAATAAAACTCAGCTAGGAAAAGAGTTACAGTTGTATCAAACTATTTTAAAAGAAAAATTTAATTCAGAATCTCAAGCAAATAGGTTTATTGATGCAGTAGTATCTTCTAGAAAAAAGTTAAACAAAGGTAAGTTGAGACGTGAAAAATATAATCTTATTAAAGAGATTAAAGAACATTACGATCTTCAAAAATTTACTAAAGCAAGAGTTGATAATTACAGAACATTAGCATCAACTTACACTATTTTTGAAAATACTTCACTTAAGCCAGCTGAAGGTGTAAAGCTGAGGTATAATCTTGTAGAAGCAGTAACAGGAAAACGTGCTAACAAACAAATTAAAAAACAGATAGTATCTGAATATCAACAACAAGATAAAGATATGCAACTACTTTCTTATCAGATTCTAGTTGATAAATTTAACGAGAAGTATGGTGACTTATCAGCAAAACAGAAAAAAGTTTTACGTGAATATATCAACAATGTTTCTAACACAAGCAATTTGAAAGAACTTATATCGTCTGAAGTACCTCACATTAAACGTACACTTCGAAACAAGATGAGATCAATAAAAGATCCAGTTGTTCGAATCAAACTTAAAGAAGTGGCTAAACAAGCAACAGCCCTTGGTAAACGTAATGTTATTAAAGATCAAGAAGTTTTATCTTTAATGCGTTTTTACGAGTTAATTAAAGAACTTAAAAATATAAAATAAGGGCTTTAGATGGAATCATACATCAAAAAAATATTAAACGAGTTAGAGGAATCTCAAGAGGAATTAGACGAGATGAGTGTAACTGGTAATCTTGATGGAGGAGAAGGACCTCCAAAAACTCCATTTGCGTTTGGGAAAGGTCGCAACATGGATAAAAAAAAGACTAAAGATATATCAACTAATAGTACAGGATTTTCTATAGTTAAAGAAAAACCTAAAAAAATATATAAAGGTAACATTGGTGAATCAATATATAAAAAGGTAATGAGTGAGATCAATTACCGTGAATATAAAAAAGATGATTCAATGTCAGCAAAGCAAAAAGTTAACAATTCAATAAAAGAAGTTAATCGCAAGCTATACGAAATAGAAAGAATAATCCATCAGAACAACAAGTTAAAAACTGAGATGGGTGTAACAAGTGAAAACTACTGGAAGTCAACACGAGCTAAATTTGGTAAGATTAGCGAACGCATGGTACGGGTAGGTCACGCAATGAGAAAACTGGGATCATAATGGCAAAGCAAGTACTAGTAGATTATATACCGTTCCAAGTAACACCGCAACAGATTAACGAATCGATGGCTATGAACAATGGTCGAGTTGTAGTTGAAGGTGTTCTACAAAGATCAGGAGCTAAAAATCAAAACGGTAGAATATACCCAAAAGAAATTTTAGCAAGAGAGGTAGCTAACTATAAAAAAGTTCAAATAGCAGAAAAAAGAGCTCTAGGTGAATTAGATCATCCAGAATCATCAGTTGTTAATTTAAACAACGTTTCACACAATATATTAGATTGTTGGTGGAATGGTGATGATGTGATGGGTAAAGTTGAAATTCTAGGTACACCATCAGGTAATATTCTTAAAGAATTATTACAAGCAGGTATACTACTAGGTATAAGTTCAAGAGGGTTAGGTTCAGTTAGAGAATTAGATGAAGGCACAGTTGCAGTAGAAGATGATTTTGAACTTATATGTTGGGATTTTGTAAGTAATCCATCTACTCATGGAGCATTTATGAAACCAATTCAGAAAGAAGGTGTGTTAGCAGAAGGAGTAGTTAATGCTAATCAAAGTTATGCAAAAGTAAATACAATTATTAGAGACATCCTTTGTGAAATGAAAGGTTGCTGTCCAATAGATTAGGGAATAATTATGATTAGAATGGCCAAAATACTACTTGAAAGCAAACAACAAGAAAACTATAGAAAGCTTGATAAAAAAGAAAAGCAGTTAGTTGTTGATGCAGTTAATAAATTTAATAAATTTGAACAACACATATACAGGCAAAAAGATGTCCGTGAAGTAGTTGAAGCAATTAAAACTATCAGTGAATACGCGGGTAGGTTAGCTTTAGATGAAACTGAAGATTGGTTTGATGGTGTGACTGTAAAAAAAGATGTTAAGGAAATAGGTAACTCAGTTAAGTTATTTGAAAAAGCAGCTAAAGAGGTAGGTACTTTACAGCACCGACTAGAAGCATTATATGAGGATATAGGTGGTAAGTTAAGTCGTTACTATGAGATAGCAGATATCGATAAAACAGTACCTTTAGCACCAAAAAATGCAAATCTTAAAGAAAAGGAAGTATTCTATACAGACGATAAGAAGCGTACACGTAAATTTGATGATGGTAAATAAAATTGTTATAAGTTGGTAACTTTAAATATTTTTCGTATATTACATATAAATTAAGTAATAACTAAATTAAATTAAATGGCTTATAACAGACAGCAAAAGCACCGTAATCAATCTGATACGAATGCACGGAACCACGATTCCAAAAAGAAACACTTTAAAAAAAGAAAGAGATACACTCGAGAGGATTATCAAATTCCAGGATGTGCTAGAGGTATTAAAGTACCAGAAGGTTCAAGTATTGAGATGGCTTTAAAGCGTTTTAAAAAAATGATGAAACAAACTGATATTATCGGTGAATTAAAAGAGAGAAGGAGATATGAAAAACCCTCCAAGTTACGGTATGAAGCTCGTAAACGAGCAGCAGCTATAGAGAGTAAAACAACTAAACGTGATATTAGACGGGAAAGCAAGCAATGCTGGACAGCTATTATCGACGGATCTGCACAGTAATAATAGTATAATATATAAATTAAGAGAAATCCGAGTGGTTTCTCTTTTTTTGTTCTATTTATTTCTAGATAAGAATACACTACGCTTTTTTTAAGCAACCTTATGTAGTGTGAGATATAGAAACTAATTACTATTAAGAATTCAAATATTCTTATTTCCACAAACAAATTTAAGGAGAATAGACAATGAATGATCTATTAAAAGAAGCAATCGCTGATGCTAAAGCTGTTCGAACAACTGCTCTTGCTAATGCTAAACTTGCTCTTGAAGAAGCTTTCACTCCAAAACTTCAATCTATGATTTCTGCAAAAATTCAAGAAGATGCAGATATGGAAGACGACATGGATGAAATGAGAGAGGACGAAATGGAAGACCATAATGAAATGCGTGAAGATGAGCATGAAATGATGGACGAAATGGAAGACGATATGGAAGAAGGCGGAATGAGAGAAGATGAGCATGACATGGAAGAAGGCGGAATGCGTGAAGATGAACATGAAATGGAAGAAGACATGGAAGACGAAATGACTGAAATGGACGACGAAATGGAAATGGAAGGACATCACGAAGGCCATGATGAAATGCGTGAAGACGAGCATGAAATGGACGAAATGCGTGACGACGAAACGGTTGCTGAAGAAGACGATTTAGAACTTGAAGCTATTATTAAAGAGCTAGAAGACGAAATCGAAGAAGATGAGCACGAACTTGAAGAAAGTAACGATGCATCATCAGGAATCGGAGCATCCGATAACAAACAACCTGCACCAGCAGCTAACGCAGACAGCACAGATGATCCAGAAGGAACAGGTGCTAAAGTTGTAGCCGAGTCAGAAGACGGTATGGAAGGTGAATCTGAAACTTTAGACAATTTACATGAAGAAGA